CGACGAGGATGAAGAAGAAGAGAAAGAAATCAAGGCTTCTTACAAAGAAGAAATTGATCTCCTTGTCAATTCTACTGAAGGTCTGACCGAAGACTTCAAGAATAAAGCCTCAACCATCTTCGAAGCTGCCTTCACATCTAAGATTCGTGAGACCACTGAGAAGCTGGAAGAACAATACCAGGTTCAATTGGTTGAAGAAACTGATGCAATTCGTGCCGATCTCGTTGAGAAGGTCGATTCTTACCTTGATTATGTTGTGAATGAGTGGGTCGAAGATAATGAAGTTGCCATTGATAGCGGACTTCGTACTGAAATCACTGAAGACTTCATGGGTGCTTTGAAAACTCTATTCACCGAACATTACATCGAAGTTCCTGAAAGCAAAGTTGATCTTTTCGATACTCTCGAAAAAGAATCATCCGAACTGAACAATGAACTTCAAGAGAGCAAGAGTGAGATTGAGACACTGAAAGAAGAAATTGAGTCTCTGAACCGTGAAAAGGTTCTGGCTGAAGCTTCCGAAGATCTCACAACCACTCAGGCTGTCAAACTCGCTTCATTGGTTGAGGGCATTGAATTTGCTGATGTCGATACTTTCGCAAGAAAGGTCGAAACAATCAAAGATTCAATCTTCTCCGGTAAGCAAATTGAAGAACAGAATGAAAAGACCGAAGATGGTATCATCGAATCTACTGAGATTGTCGAAGAAGGTAATGATACCAAGTCAGATCTTTCTCCAACAATGCAGAAATATTCTGATGCCCTTTCTCGTCTTATCAAAAGTAATTAACCCGAATACTAACTAGAAAGAAAACAACTATTATGTTTAACGCAGAAAACGCCATCAAGAAATGGCAACCAATCCTCGAACACAAGGATGCTGCACCTATTAAGGATGCATATCGTAAGGCTGTTACAGCCAAACTCCTTGAAAACACAGAGAACGCTCTTCGTGAGCAAGCTCAAATGATGACTGAAGCCATCGGCGGTACTGCCCAGGCTTCTGCCACATACAGTGATCCTGTTCTCGTTTCACTCGTTCGCCGTGCAATGCCTCAGCTCATCGCTTATGATATCTGTGGTGTTCAGCCAATGAGTGGTCCTACTGGTCTCATCTTCGCGATGAAGGCTCGTTACAATACTGCTACTCCAAGCGCTGATATCGATGCCGATAATTCAGAAGCTCTCTTCGATGTTGCTGATAATACAATCTCTGGTACTGGAACACCTCCTGACGAGGGTACTGGTAAAACCACTGCCAACGGTGAAGCTGCTATCACTGCCAACATGGGTTTCAGCATCGAAAAGAATACTGTTACCGCTCATACACGTGCTCTGAAGGCTGAATACTCAATGGAACTCTCTCAGGACCTCAAGGCCATTCATGGTCTCGATGCCGAGAGCGAACTGTCAAACATCCTTTCTCAGGAAATCCTGAGTGAAATCAACCGTGAGGTTCTTTACCAGATCAGAAACAATGCTGTTCTTGGTGCTGACCAGAGTGGTGTTTCTACCGCTGGTACATTTGACTTGGTTGCTGATGCTGATGGACGCTGGGCCTTGGAAAGATTCCAATCTCTGCTTTTCCAGATCGATCTTGAAGCCAATCGGATCTTCACAAACACTCGCCGTGGTAAGGGTAACTGGGCTGTTGTTAATTCTGACGTCGCCTCTGCTCTTGCTGCTACTGGTAAGCTCGACTCCACAGGTGTTGGTTCCAACATTAACTCTGATTACGCTGGTAATACCCTCATCGGTTCTATCGGTGCAATGAAGGTCTATGTTGATCCTTATGCTGATGCTGGTGATGTTGTTGTTGGTTATCGTGGTGCTAGCCCATTCGACGCTGGTTTCTTCTACTGCCCATACGTTCCTCTGACAATGGTCAAGGCCGTTGGTGAAGATGACTTCCAGCCGAAGATCGCCTTCAAGACACGCTACGGTGTTGCTCATAACCCAATCATCAACGATCAGTCCCTCAAGCCTCATCGTGATGGTTCTGGTGCTTCTGCCGAAGCCGCTGCATTCGATACTGGTGTCAATAATGGTCTCCTGACTGCAGGTGCGAATCCCTACTTCAGCCGATTCACCGTTACATCTATCAATATCGATTCCTAATATCTGAGGTAAGATAAAACGCATGAGGGTCCCCGTAATGGGGACCCTCTTTTAGTATAAATAAGAGTATGGCGAGCAGCACTCTGACATCTAATTTCAATGGTCTTTCACCAACGGGTTTCAAGTTGGTAATCGATAAGACCAAGTATGCAAATATTGAGTATTTCATCACGACCTTCTCAATACCAGAACTTAATCTTGGAGAGGTACCTGTGTCATACAGAGGTTCAATTGGGTATGTACCAGGTGATAGGGCAGAATATGGTGCATTGAGTGTTCGATTCTTGATTGATGAGGATATGAAGAACTATTTGGAAATACATGACTGGATTCAGGATAATATCACCAAGAAAACAATCACGAAATCTGATATGATCCTCTCTGTCTTATCAAGCCACAATAATGTCAATAAACAATTTCAGTTCCTTGATGCATTCCCAACATCATTGTCTGGTGTTGAATTCAGCACACAAAGCACGGAGGTTGAATATGTCCAAGGGGATGTCACCTTTCGGTACGATAGATTTAAGATCCTATAGATAATACATGACATTAGAAGATGTTCTCGTGATGTGGGAGGCTGATTCTGTTATTGACGAAATCAACCTCGACGAAACCTCAATCAAATCTGCGAAACTCCATGCAAAGTATCTTCAGCTTCTAAGTATTGCCAAATTGAGGCTCAAGAAAAAGGAAATGGAGTTCGATGCCATAAAGAAAGATAAATGGCTCTACTTCGAAGGAAAGATGACCAAAGACCAGATGGATGAACGTGGGTGGAAATACGACCCATTTGATGGTGGTACAAAACCCATGAAATCCAATATGGACTATTACTACAAGTCAGATTCAGACCTCACTCGATTACAATCCCAGATTGATTATCAGAAAACATTGATCGATACTCTGATTGATATCATGGACAACATCAAATGGCGTCACCAGAACATTCGGAATATAATTGATTGGAAAAGATTTACCGCTGGTGCATGAGCATTGAAGTCCATAAGAAGAATGAAGCATTTCTCCAGGTACGGAGTGATGATTCTGGTATTCTTATGGAGCTATCGGAACACTATACATTCTACGTTCCGGGTTACAAGTTCATGCCAGCATACAAGAACAAGTTCTGGGATGGGAAGATTCGCTTGTTCAATACACGCAATCAGTTATTGCCTTATGGTCTCCTGAATAACCTTCAAGAGTTTGCCAAGGCACGTGGATATGAGATCGTGACACAAAACGATGTCACACAAAATAGTGTCACGGTAGAAGAATTGGTTTCATTCTTAGAGGAGAATAAATTACCATTCTCTCCCCGAGATTATCAGTTACAGGCATGGCATCATGCAATGACTGAACAAAGAGCAATTCTTGTCTCACCAACAGGTTCTGGTAAGTCATTGATGATCTACCTGATGATGGGTTTTTTCCTGAATACGTTTGAAGAAAAAGTCCTGATCATTGTCCCCACAACCTCATTGGTCGAGCAACTCTTTAAGGATTTCAAGGATTATTCAGTCAACAACTCATTCGATACAGAAGAGAATGTGCATAGAATCTATTCCGGTAAAGAACGAAATGATTTCTCACAGAGAGTTGTGGTCACAACATGGCAATCTGCAATTCGATGCGCACCAGAATGGTTCACACAATTCGGTATGGTGATTGGTGATGAGGCTCATACCTTCAAGGCGAAGTCATTGAACACAATCATGGAGAGACTCTGTAATGCATATTATCGTATTGGTACTACAGGTACTCTGGATGGTACACAGGTGCATGAACTTGTCTTGACTGGACACTTTGGCGAACCATTGAAGGTCACCAGCACAAGTGCATTGATTGAGAACCAAACTCTTGCTGATCTTGAAATCAAATGTCTGGTCCTGAAATACCCAGATGAGGTAAGAAAGAAATTCGGCAAACAGAAGTATCAGGAAGAAATTGACTTTCTGGTATCCAATGAAGCAAGGAATCGTTTCATCCGTAACCTCACTCTTGATCAAACTGGTAACTCCCTATTGCTGTATAATCTTGTAGAAAAACATGGAAAACCACTCTATGATATGATATCTGCCGCGGCAAAAGATAGAAAGGTCTTCTTCGTCTCTGGTGCAGTAGGTGCAGATGAACGAGAAAGAATCCGTGAGATTACAGAGGGAGAGAAGAATGCTATCATTGTTGCATCAATGGGAACTTTTTCTACTGGGATCAATATCCGTAATCTAAATAACATTGTGTTTGCAGCACCGACAAAATCACAAATTCGAGTTCTTCAATCAATTGGAAGAGGACTTCGAAAGGTGAATAATGGTAAATCGACTAAGGTTTACGATATAAGTGATAATCTAAGCTGGAAATCAAGGAAGAACTATACAATGAATCATGCGATCGAAAGAGTAAAGATATACCAAAAAGAAAACTTTAAATTTAAACTCTACGAAATAGGAATGCCATGACAGAAGATCTAGAAGAATTCATCGATGCACTGAATATCGTTGTCTATACACTGGTTGATGGCTCAAGAGTCATTGGAGAAGAAAGGTCTTATGATTACACGAATGGTATTGTCATAAGTTATGGAGTATTAGAATTTCACCAATTCAATAAGATCAGTACTCTCTCACCTTATGTCCCAGAGGCAATTGACACAGAATTTATCTTTACTGATAGAAATATCATTGGAAGATGTAATGCCACCTTTGAATTGAAGTGTATGTATTACAATGCCCTTGTTGAAGGTAAATTGAAACAGGTTCTGACGGAAGAAGAATTCAATAAGTATCTTAAAATACAAAAGAAACCTTCTTCTACCCTAGAATCTTGGGATGGATTATTTGGAAACGGATATAAACCCTTTTCAAGGAATTGATTCTTTATTTCCTTTCAGGTGAGAAGATTATTATAACAAGGTTTAAAGTTCCTGTCAACAATAAAAATCCCTTTACATGAGATTGATTTGTGATATAATGGTTACATGAAAAGAGAAAAAAATGTACACTACGTCAATAATAAGGAATTCTCTCTTGCCGTTGTCGATTATGTAAATTCGGTAAACAAAGCAAGAGCAGAACAAAAATCAGAACCTCAGATTGATGATTACATTGGATCATGTTTCCTGAAGATCTCCGAGGGTCTTTCACACAAACCTAACTTCGCATGCTATACTTACCGAGATGAGATGGTGAGTGATGCCGTAGAGAATTGCATTAAGGCAATTATGAACTACGATATCACCAAGGCAACCAGGACAGGTAACCCAAATGCCTTTGCATATTTCACTCAGATCTGTTATTATGCTTTTCTTCGGAGGATTCAAAAAGAGAAGAGACATCAAGATATCAAAGAGCTTTACATGGAGCATGCTGGAATCGAATCATTTGCTGATTTTGATGACAATGATATGGGACTTTCAATTGTCGAGAAGGTCCGAGTTCGTTCAGATATCATTCGTCGACGAGATGAGAAGATCAAGGAATTGGGCAAACTGACTCGAAATCGAAAGAGTAAGGTTACCACGGCTTCATTGGAAAAGTTCTTTATATGATTATCTCCATTTTTGGACAACCGGGGTCAGGTAAGACCACTCTGAGCAATCTCTGGAAGGAGATGCATGAAGGCTACTTTCAGATTGATGGTGATGAACTTCGCAAGACCTTTCCAAATCCGGGTTATGATGTAGACGGAAGAATGTCGAATATCACAAGGGCAAACACCATTGCCACATACCTGAATTCTCAAGGTGAGAATGTCGTGATGTCTTTGATGAATCCATATCGTAGTCTTCGTGAAGATCTCAAGGCTCTTAATCCAGAACAAGTCTTTTCAATTTACCTTACATGGAGTGGTGAAATCACTGGAGAGTTTTACTATGACGGATTTGAATCACCCAAGATGGATGAACATGCCTTTCGCATAGATACCACACACTCTACTCCAAAAGAAACCTTCCATGAACTGCTTGAATACTTCTTATGCAAAGTAACAAAGTTGCAATCCTGAATGATACACACTCTGGTGTAAAGAATGGAAGTGACATCTTCCTTGATTACATGGAGAAGTTCTACCGTGATGTCTTTTTTCCATATTGTGAGGAGAATGGCATTAAGACGGTGATACACCTTGGTGATTACTATGATCATAGGAAGTATGTGAACTATAAGGTCTTGCGACGAAATCGTGAGATGTTCATTGATCGATTGGTAGAACTTGGTATGACAATGCATATCATTCCGGGTAATCATGATGTGTACTGGAAGAATACCAATGACCTTTGTTCACTGACAGAGCAGTTGGTTCATTATGATTGCATCAAGGTCCATATGGAACCTACGATACTTCATCTTGATTCTGGTCTGGATATTGCTCTTCTCCCCTGGATCACTGATGATAATCAAGAAACTTCACTTGATTTCATTGCAAATGCTCCGGCACCAATCCTGATGGGTCACCTTGAACTTGAGGGTTTCAAATATATTGGTAATACGAATACTCTAAGTCATGGGATGAATCATAAGATCTTATCTCGTTATGAGATGGTTCTGAGTGGTCATTACCATACGGCTTCAAGAAGAGACAATGTGATATATCTTGGAACACAGTATGAGCTCACATGGAGTGATTATAACGATTCAAAGGGATTTCATGTATTGGATACGAATACCAGAGAACTTGAAAAGGTCATCAATCACCATAAACTCTTCCATAAGGTCTCATATGATGATTCCAATGAGGATTCTGATGTGATTGTCCCAGATGATTTGGGTTCTAAGTTCGTGAAGGTTGTGGTCGTGAATAAAAAGGATCCCTTTACATTCGATCAGTTTCTTGATATGATAAATGTTCAAGAACCTTTTGATCTTCGTATCGTTGAAAGCTTTGATGAATTCACTGCTGATTCGATTAAAGATCAGGAGATATCTCTACAAGATACAAATCAGTTACTCAATTCCTATGTTGATGCAATTGAGACAGATCTAGATAAAGAAAGAATCAAAAAGAAACTACAGGAACTCTATGTTGAGGCACAGAGTCTTGAAATTGCATGATCAACTTCAAATATATCCAGTATCGCAATTTTCTAAGTTGTGGCGATACATCAATAAGAATCAACCTTGATTCATTCAAATCAACCCTCATCGTCGGTTCTAATGGTTCGGGTAAATCAACGATTCTTGATGCTTTGAGTTTTGCACTCTTTGGTAAACCACATCGCAATATCAATAAACCACAACTACTCAACTCTATCAATCAAAAAAATTGTGAAGTTGAAGTCGCTTTTCATATTGGTTCTGTAGAATACATTGTCCGGCGTGGTATCAAACCGAATCTATTTGAGATTTGGCAAAATGGAAAACTGTTGAATCAGGAATCTCATTCCAGAGATTATCAAAAGGTACTAGAATCAAATATCCTGAAACTCAATCACAAGTCTTTTCATCAAGTGATTGTTCTTGGTTCGAGTAATTTTATTCCATTCATGCAATTACCATCTGGTTCTCGTAGAGAGGTGATTGAAGATCTATTGGACATTGGCATCTTCACGAAGATGAATGGTTTATTAAAGGATGAACAGGTGAAACTTCGTGAATCAATTCGTGATATCGAAGGAAAGCTTATTTCATTGACTGATCGCATCTCACTTCAATCTGCACACATTGATGATCTCCGTGGTATTGATGAACAAAAGGTTCATGAATATGAGAGAGATGTAAAAGAGCTCCAATCTCACATCGATGCACTGATGGGAGAGAATAGTAATCTTCAAGAGCATTATGATAGGAATATCGAAAGTGTGCTTACTGAGATGAAGACTCTTAAGGAAGAAAATCAAAAGATAGAAGAATCTAAATCAGAGGTTCGGCATCGAATGAAAGATCTTGGCAAACAGATCAAGATGTATGAAGAAAATTCACAATGTCCAACTTGTACACAATCAATTGATGATGTGTTTAAGAAAGTAAAGCTCGATGAGTTGAAGATCAAAGCCCATGGAGTTCAGGATGCTTATGATTTTGCCACAGATACCTTAACTAAAATTTCAGATAAGATCGAAAAGATCAACGTCGTACATACAGATCTTACTCAGGTAAAACATAGTATTACATCAAACAATCGAGCAATTGATGGATACAAAAATCAAATTTCAAAACTTCAATCCAAGATTCAGAACAACAGTAGTGCAGATGTCTCAAATGCTCTGAATCAACTGAATGAACTCTTGGTTGAGAAACAGAAGATTCAAGATAGTAAAGCGAACCAACAGGTCGATAAGACATACAATGATGTGATTAGTGAATTGCTCAAGGATACTGGAATCAAGACCAAGGTCATTCGTCAGTATCTTCCAGTGATGAATCGACTGATCAATTCATACCTGAATATCCTCGACTTCTTTGTCTCATTTGAATTGGATGAAGCATTCAATGAGACCATTCGTTCTCGGCATCGGGACAACTTCGCTTATGCTTCTTTCAGTGAGGGAGAGAAGCAGAGGATCGATCTATCTTTGCTCTTTGCCTGGAGACAAATTGCCAAAATGAAGAACTCCGTCAATACCAATCTCCTTATCCTGGACGAGATCTTTGACTCCTCACTGGATACGGATGGTGTCGACAATTTGCTCAAGATTCTAAAAAGTCTTTCCGAAGATACTCGAGTATTCATCATTTCGCATAAAAAAGACATCCTAGAGGGTCGTTTTGATAGAAAACTGGAATTTTCCAAGCAAAACAACTTCTCCAGAATGTCCATAAGTGATTGAGCTAGAGATATTTAGAGCAAAAGCAAAAAAAGTGTTGACTTTTCCGGTAGTCTGGGTTAGTATAGTCCTACGATGATCAAAAACTCCAAAGGAACTCTGGCTCGACTTCTAGGTAAAGAGAACATTGAAATCCGTGAGGGGAATTACTCGACCGCGGCATTCGATACCAAAAATCGGATCCTGATGCTTCCAAAGTGGGACCTGGAGAACGAAGGTCTGCTGGACATGCTGCTGGGTCATGAGATATCCCATGCTCTTTACACCGAGCATTCTGCACTAGAGCAATTCACATTAGATCATCCTGGGAAGTTCAATATCTTCAACTGCATTGAAGATATTCGCATCGAGCGAAAGATCCAGGACAGGTATCCCGGGCTGATTCGTCAATTCCGCACAGGTCGTCAATATCTCCTTGATCAAGATATCATGCAGATCGCTGGAAAGGATATCAATGCCTTTCGTTTCATTGACCGCCTAAACATCAAGGCAAAACTTGGTGAATTCTTGGAGGTCCAACTGACTGATCAAGAGCAGGACTTTTATCAGCGGTGTCTTAAGGCAGAAACCATGGCAGAAGTTCTTGCTCTCACCGAAGAGGCGATTCAGATGGTCCGAGAAGAGCAGCAACAGAATCCAGATCCAGGTCCAGAGCCCGAAACTTCTCCTCAAGAGAGTCCTGGTGGAGACGATGAAGGACCGGAGGGTAATGAATCCCAAACCCAGGACTCTGGTGAGGACGATGGAACTGAAGCAGAATCTTCTGCTGATGAATCTTCTGCTGATGAATCTTATGCTGATGAATCTGGTGATCCGACTCCCACAGAGGAACAGACTCAGAGCCCCAGTGATGGTGCTGGTGATACTCCTGTAGAAGCTCCACAAGATGTCGACTACTCCAGTGAGACCCAGGACAACTTGGATAAGTTCCTAGAAGATTCTGTGAATAAATCTGAGTCAAATCCGATGTATCCTCAGAGTGATGAGAAATTGCTCGAGCATATCATCACTTACGACAAACTCCGGACCATGCGGTATAACTCATATAAGCGAACAGATCCTGAAAAGCATAGCCGCTTTGAACATTTTCGTAAGAAGCAGGAGAATCGTGTAAACTACATGGTCAATGAATTCCAGCGCAAGAAAGCTGCTTATCAATATTCTCGGTCTACGGAGGCTCGAACTGGACAACTTAACATGAATAAGTTGCACCAGTACAAGGTAGATGACAACATTTTTCGCTCACTTACTCGACTTGCTGATTCAAAAGACCATGGCATGATCATGTTCATTGATTATTCTGGATCGATGCAATCGTATCTGGAATCTGTGATCGAACAGACCCTGGTGCTGTGTATGTTCTGCAAAAAGGTTGGGATTCCATTTCAGGTATTCTCTTTTACCTCTCATGGTGGTGATAGTTGGTGTGGTGAGAATGGTACCATTCCCATGAATGGTGTTGATATTGTCGAATTGGTATCGTCATGGATGAATAAATCGACATATACCGAGGCGATAGAGCTCCTGCATGAAAGGATTTATACTAATGGTCTTTCTGAGCCAGAGAGTCTTGGTGGGACACCTCTGGATCAAACCATCATTGCAGCCGCACCTATCATTGAAGAGTTCAATCGGAAGAATCGGGTACAGAAGACAAACGTCGTGTTTCTCACAGACGGTGAATCACAAAGTATCATAAGTATAGGTAATCAAAAAAATATCCGTTGGCGTGGAATGGATGTTGAATACAAACGGTATCAAGGCACTGCTAGACTTCTGGCTGCACTCAAAAAGATTACGGGGTGTACATTGATCGGGTATCGACTCTGTAGTAAGATTTCTACTATAGCACATCGTATGGGTATTCCATATGCTTATAACAATCAGAACCGTGAGAGAGAATTCAAGAACCGTGAGAGAGAATTCAAGAAGAATAAATACGTTGCCTTTTCAAATACATTTGGGTGTGATATACTATTTGCCATTAAGCAAGATTCGCTAGATCTGGATGATGATGATACGAATACTCTTGGCAATAAAGTATTTGATATCAATGATGCTGCGGGGATGAAGGAATTGCAAAAGCAATTCAAGAAAAACGGAAAAAACAACAAAGAATCTCGCATTTTCCTTAACAAATTCACGGATGTGATTTGTTGAAAAAAATCTGTTGACTTTTGCTGAAAAATCTGTTAGTATATCTACACAATGAAGAACACCTCCTATACCATGAAGAATGAAATCTACGAACAGCTCAAGGCCACCAATGGTGATCTTGCCAGTTACACCAACCAGATGATCCATGAGGCGGTTTCTGCATTGGGTCAACCCCGTAAGATCGGGGATCGTTTGATGCGAGAACTCACAAAGGTCAGCCGTGGTCAGTATATCTTCAGCAACTCTTCCACTAAGGTGCTAGAGGCTCAAAAGTCACCCACTGATCCATCTTCTCCTACTTCTGTGGTACCGAAGGCTCCGGTGATCAACATGTCAGTGGGTGTTTCCTCGACTGTGAATGACAGTGTTTATGTCCCGGAAAAAGATCCAACCTTCGTTGGTTGGGGTAACTTTGGGATCGTGAAGAATGCTCTGTCCTCTAAACAGTTTTTTCCAATTTACATCTCTGGGTTGTCTGGGAATGGAAAGACCGTGATGGTCGAACAAGCCTGCGCTCAACTCAAGCGGGAATATGTTCGTGTACAGATTTCACCCGAGACTGATGAGGATGATCTACTTGGTGGCTTCCGACTGATCAATGGTGAAACCGTATTCCAGAAGGGACCAGTTCTGAAGGCAATGGAACACGGAGCGGTCTTGCTCATCGATGAGCTGGATCGTGGCACAAACAAGATCATGTGCCTCCAAGGTGTTCTGGAGGGGAAGCCCGTCATGGTGAAAAAGACGGGTGAGGTCATCACCCCTGCCCCTGGGTTTACTGTGGTTGCCACGGCGAATACCAAGGGGCGGGGGTCTGATGATGGGAGGTACACTGGTGCCAATATCATCGATGATGCCTTCATTGAACGCTTCGTGGCGACCATCGAGCAGCCATATGCAACACCTTCTGTTGAGAAAAAGATCCTGGATCGACATATAGAAAAGCACGATTGCCAGAATGAATCCTTCGTGACCAAACTGGTTGCTTGGGGATCCATCATTCGCAAGACCTTTGAAGATGGTGGTGTGGATGACTTCGTTTCGACTCGGCGACTCTGCCACATCATCCATACCTTTTCCATCTTTAATGATGAGAAAAGGGCTATTGAGCTCTGCACGAATCGCTTTGATTCTGAGGTGAAGATTGCCTTCATGGACCTTTACGAAAAGATTGGTGATGGTAGCCAGATTCTGGCTGAAGATGCCGACACCACCACCACTGATACACTTTGATACGCTGGGTATCAAAATACAACAGAAACAAAAACAAAAGGTAAAAGTAAGAAATGACTAATACTACTCAGAACAAGAAGGTGTATGCCTACCTGGCATCCGGCGCAACTCCAACTGAAGGCGAACTTCGCACTCGGTTGAAGATCAAGAATGCCACTGCGGTGATCTGCAACCTTCGTGATGTTCTTGCTGAGAAGAATGCGATTGTGGATGTCTACTCCAACAAGCGCAAGAACCACAAGACTCGTTATAAGCTTGGGCTGCGAGTTGGATATCGTGAGATGTTCGCACCATTCGGCATTGAGCCCACTATGGTTTAACGATAATCGAATCATGGTGGGGGAGTAAAATCCCCCACCTTTTTCGCCATGACTAAAAAACAACAAAACCAAATCATCACCAGAATCACGCAATTTGTTCGTGATGAAGATGAGATAGGCACCAAGTATGATTCAGAGAAGCCTGACTACTCGTTGATTCCCCCACATGCCCTTGAAGAGACTGTCAGGGTTTTGACCTTTGGTGCTAAGAAGTATTCTCCCAACAACTGGAAGAAGCTGGATAGTGCATGGACTCGATACTTTGCTGCCGCACAAAGACATATGTGGGCACTACAAAGGGGAGAAGAAAGTGATCCTGAATCTGGATACCATCATGCGGCACATGCTGCTTGTTGTTTGTTTTTCATGCTTGAGATTGACAAAACCCATAATTCTGATACAATAGATCCCAATCAATTAACATTTCACATATGAAACTAAGTCCTAATACACTAAATATCCTCAAGAACTTCGCGACGATCCAACCTAATTTGGTTGTCAATCCAGGTTCTGTAATCAAAACAATCGCTGAATCTAAATCGATTCTTGCCGAGGCTGAGATCGCTGAGACATTTGATAAAACATTTGGTCTTTATGATCTGAATGAATTTTTGAGTGTCTATACACTACTGAAAGATCCCGAGGTGGTATTCAACGATGATCATCTTAAATTGAAATCTGGTAATAGTGTACTGACATATCGGTTTTCAGAAATTGGCAATCTCACCACACCAACAAAGAGTGTTCAACTCGATCAAGGTGACGTGACATTGAACATCACGGAAAATCAGATTACGGCGATTCGTTCTGCTGCATCTGTTCTTGGTCATGCAATCGTTGGATTCGTTGGTGATGGTAATTGCATTAAGATTGTGGTCTACGATCCGACCGGTGGAAATGGCAATGCTCTAGAAATCGATCTTGGTGTAAAGACGAATCACACATTCAAGCTCAATTTTCAGACCGCTGAAATCAAGGTTTTGTCGGGTGATTATGAGGTGATTCTATCCAAGAAGTTGATAAGTAAGTGGGTAAATAAATCTGATGCGGTGACATATTATATCGCACTTGACGCAAATCATTCATCATTCAATGGATAATACTATGGCTGAAGAAAAAACACAAACACAAGAACAGAAACCACAAATTGGACTTAGAGATATTGCTTTTGCAGTAGAAGTCCTTAAAGTTGCATCTCGTAGAGGTGCATTTGAACTCAACGAACTGAAATCAGTTGGAGAATTGGGTGAAAGACTCTCTGCTTTTGTAGAGGCAAATAAACCAGAATCAACTGATCTAGAAGCCGTTGGGGAAACTGATCAGGATGATCAGACAGGAGAAGTGGTCACGCCCGAGGGTGTTGATTGAGGTTGAGAGACGAAAGATGTCTCTCCGTGATGGTGGTAGCGTTACTTGTGAACCTAAGGGGTGACAAGCCACCAACCTTTTGATATAATATTACACTATGAAAGAATTCCTCTGGGTTGAAAAATACCGTCCTCAAAAAATCGATGATATCGTCCTCCCTCCCGTTCTGAAAAAGACCTTTCGGGAGATTATCAAATCTGGTGAATTTCCGAATATGATCTTTGCCGGAACGGCAGGTCTTGGTAAGACCACTGTGGCAAGAGCTTTGTGCAAAGAGCTTGAACTTGATCACATACTAATCAATGCATCTGAGGATTGTGGTATTGATGTTCTTCGTACCAAGATCAAGCAATATGCATCTACAGTCTCAATGGGTTCAAATTATAAGGTTGTGATCCTTGATGAGGCTGATTATCTAAATCCCCAATCAACACAACCCGCCCTTCGTGGTTTCATTGAAGAATTCAGTGCCAATTGTCGCTTTATTCTGACCTGTAATTTCAAGAATCGAATCATCGTGCCATTGCATTCACGGTGTTCGGTCCATGAGTTCAATACGTCCAAGAAAGAAATGGCAAAACTGTCGATGACCTTTATGAAAGATCGACTGATTCCGATCCTGAAAGAAGAGGGAATCAAGTATGCCGATAAGGTTCTTGCCGAGTTGATTATCAAACATGCACCAGATTGGCGTCGGGTGATCAATGAATGCCAACGCTATAGCCCTTCTGGTGAAATCACACCAGATATCTTGGTTGGTCTTTCTGATCAGAATCTTGCTCAGGTGATGACCTACCTTCGACAGAAAGATTTCAAATCCGTTCGGTCTTGGGTCACCAATAATGCAGATCTTGATTCTACTGTGACCTTTCGGGCGCTGTACGATTCTATGGGTTATCATGTTGCACCACAGAGTATTCCCAATGCAGTTCTGATTCTGGCTGAATACTCTTATAAGTCTGGTTTCATGGCGGACAAAGAGTTGAATCTTGTGGCATGTCTCACCGAATTGATGGCAAGTCTGACTTGGAAATGAAGAAGTTATCACCATTCGATTTTGTGAAATCGATCAATGGTCCAGTGGAGAAGGCCAACCTATTCGATGGCTATGATGCTCTAGAAGAGTCACTTGATCCAGATTCACCTTCCAAGGCATATGTACCATTTGTGATCAATCGGTCACTATCCTATTTCCAGGATACAGTCTTGATTGCAAATGAGATGAATCGTCATCATGCATTACCTCCCAAGATGCAGTATGATTTTCTGTGTTCTATGGTTCGACCTAGAAAGAGGTTTTCTAAATGGACAAAGAAGTCACCAGACCCAATAGAGATTTCTGCAATCATAGAATACTATGGATATTCAGCTCATCGTGCCAGAGAAGCTTATGAATTATTATCACCAGATCAATTACAATTATTGATCAAAGCCACTGATAAAGGTGGCAAATAGTATAAATAGAAATACATGGTGAATAATGATGAAGAAATTATGAAATGGACTCCAGCAGATATGCTGGAAGTATCGCTTGGTGACCCTGATGACTTTCTCAAGATACGAGAGACACTTACTCGTATTGGGGTTGCCTCAAGGAAAGAAGAAAACACTCTGTATCAGAGTTGTCATATTCTT